ATCAGCCCGCCGTCGGCCATCCTGGCGTGGCACAGGGCCATCCAGAGGGCGCTCCAGTGCAGGTAGGAGCGCTGGTCCTTGGTGTCGCCCAGGAAGTCCGGGTATTTCGTCTGGCCGGAGTTGAGGTACTTGGCGCCGGTTGATCGCGCCCGGTCGCCTTTCGACTGCCCGCCGGAGCTGTAGGGCGGATCGGTGATCACGGCGCCAAAGGGGCCGGCCAGGGTCGGCAGCACCGCCAGGGCGTCGCCCCGGTACAGATCGGCGCCGCCGACCGTTAAATGATCCGAATTGTTAAGGAGCTTTTTTCGAGTTGCCATCGGGCGTTTCCTTTCGGAGTGACGCTCGACGGCGCTCGGGTGAGAGGCTCTTGGCCTTCATCACGTTCAGCACCCCACACCTGGGGCACTTGATGGCCAGGCGGCGGTAGTCCGCCTCGGCCAGTTTCCTGTTGCAGTTACCGCATCTGATCTCTTCCAATTCCCTCTACCCTGGCGTGGTAGGCTTTGGCCCGCCGTGTACACGGTGGCGGCGCCTTGGCCCGACGCAGGCTCGTTCTGCCGAAGGCGGCCGGGCGGGGTGTTACCGCACCCTGTCCGGTCGCGCCGTTTCTTTTCATACCTGGTACGTCACGCTCGCCACGGGGGCGGGTTCGGCCCAGCCGTCGGTCACGGACACCCTGCCGCCCTTTGCCATCGATCCGGCCGGGCGGGCGAGCACTGCCCCGCGCGCGGTGGCCACCACCACGAGCGCGCCCTGGAATCCGGTCACGACGCCCGTCAGCGTGCCCTTGTTCGTCAGCAGCCCGGTCAGCTCGTTGAGCGGCAGGCTCACAGCGGCACCTCGATGTCGATCTTGTGCTCGATCTCGGCGCCGCGCCGGATGATGGATATCCCGGTCACCTTGCCGCGATAGGGCGCGGCGTGCGCCGGGTCGCTGGCTTCGACGAGCTGGCCGAGACGGACGCCGGCGCGGTGCCTGATCGCCAGCTCGACGCGGTTCAGCTCGTGCGCGTTGGCGTCCATCTCGGCGCGGCCGCGATGGATCAGGGCGTCATCGGCGAGCAGCGGCTCGACGATGGGTGTGCCGCTGCGGTCGCCGGCGCCGCGATAGACTTCGATGATCACGCCGCCACCCCCTTGATGAGGACGAGGATCGGGAAATCGGTCTGGCCGTTGATGCTGGCCGGGGAATCGAGTTTGTACACGTCGGCCGACACGTTGTAGGTGACGCGCGCGATCGCCACGCCGCTGGCCGGCGCCTCGACGGTCATCTTGTCGGCCTGCACGGTGAGCGCGCCCAGGTTGGTGCCGAACCATTCGACCGACGACAGGGCGGCGCCGGCGACCGGCCTGGACAGCGTCGCCGTGCGCTCGTCCTCGAAATTCAGTTCCTCGGTGACCGTGACGGTGACCGGCGCCTGGGCGGCGATGGTGCCGGCGCTGGCTTCGGCAGAGACGATCGAGACGTTGGCGGTGCGGTAGGCCAGGATGTAGACCGGCTGACCGGGCGTGAAGCTGGTCTGGCCGCCGTTGAGGCCGCCCTCGCGGCTATCCACCTCGGCCGACAGGTGCCCCGCCGCACCGCCGCCGGCGGCCACGCCGAAGTGCACGACGATGGTGGCGCTATCTGACATAGCTCGGCATCAGGCGTCCATGAGCACGAACTGCACCTGCTCGTCGGCGTCGAGGCCGACCTGCCAGTCTGTCGACTGCACCGTATAGGTGATGTCGAGCAGGCTGTAGCCGTCGGTCGCCGCCGTGAGTTCTGTGCCGCTTGCGGTGACCTCGCCGAGGTCGACGGCCTGCCACGTAGCTAAGACGATGGCCGCGACCGGATAGCGCGTCCGGGCGCGGCCGGAGACGAACTCGACGACCTCGCTCTCGTTGCGCGCCACCTCGCCCTGAGCCGCGATCGTCGTGGCCGGATTGCCGGTGTGCACGAGATCGACCGGCCGCGCCGGATTCGGGTAGGCGCGCACCGTGCCGCTGTGGTTGTCGGCCGAGATGTATTCGAGCGTGTCCGGCGAGCTGCTTGCCCCCGCCGAGGAGCGCTCGTTCGCCACGGTGACGCGGTTGAAGCCGCGTACGGGCGCGATGCGCTCCGACGACTCCAGCACCTCGCTGTCGAAGAACTGGTGTGCGACTGAAGCGGCGCCGTACTGCGGGACGGAAACCGGATGCCTTGGGCGACAGACCACCGAGCCGTCCGGCCTGCTCTCGATCAGCCCGCCGATCGCCTCGACAATCGCGCGCGCCGCCTTGAGCGGCGTCACGCCGTCGAATGTCAGTGCGGCGGCGGGAACTATCCACGCCGGCAACTGCCAGTCGACCGCGCCGATGAAGCCTTCGACCGCCGCCTCGGCGAGCGCCGGCGCCGTTGCCTCGAAAGTGACCCCTTGGGCAAAGGGCGAATCGAGCAGCGCCAGCGGGCTCGATGCCGTGATCTCGCAGGCACGCGCGCCAGGCGCGGCGCGGCTCAGCGTCTTGCCATCGACCACCAGGGCGAAGGTCTCGGCGCCGACGGTCAGCGTGACGGCGTCGCCGAGGGCGACCAGGGCGAACTCGGCCAACTCCAGAAGGTCGATCCGCGCGATCCATAGCGGGCTGTCCTCGTCGCATGACAGCGACACGTCGCCGACGCGGATCTGTCGGCCGGCATGGATGAGTTCCGTGACCGCCGCAACCGTGTACGTCGCCTGCTCGGGCAGTAGGGCATAGCCGGTCTTCGCCGACCGCCCGACAGGATCGAGCACACTTAGATCGTAGGCAGCCTGCAGGCTGGCCGCCGCGCCCTGGAATATCCCGTAGGGCGCGACCAGCACCTTGTCGATGCGCAGGCCGTACACGGCCTGGTGGCCGGCGGAAGTGGGCGCGTCGCCGTAGGGCACCTGGTGCGAGACAGCCAGCGGCGGCGGGAGCGCCCCGCCGAGCGCGCCGAGCCTGATGCGGAGCTCAAGAAGCATCTGCTATCAGACCGGCGTGAAGGCCGCTGGCGCGCGGAACGCCATATCCGCCGCCGCCGGATCATCCAGCGTGAACGTGATCCAGCCTGGCAGCGCGGTGGTGCTGAGGTGCGCGTAGGAATCCGTCGTCGCCAGCACGTCATCGAGCTCCCCGTAGAGCGCTGTCGCCATGCCGCTGGCCTGCTTCGGGTAAATCGGCGCCGCGAGCGCGCCAATTGTCGCCGACAGCTTCATCGAGCCGTTACCGTCCGCGCAAACCGGCGACCACCAGCCGAGGGCCGCCGCCACGGAGGCGCCGTCGGCGTTCTTCGCGTAGGCAGGCGCGAAAACGCCAGCATTGGTAAAGAGGCCATACCTTGACGCCATGCCGGCAGAGCTGTCCGCGGAGAGCCGGCGCGAGCGCGTGCCGACGACGACTTTGTGATAGGCCAGCATCTCAAGCTCTTCGACGGCGTTCCAGGCGTACTGCGTCGAGGCGATCCAGAACCACCCCTCGCGCCCGTCGGCCGCTGCGCGCAGCACCAGCGGCGAATCGATGTCGCCGACACCATCGTTGTATTGAATCGGCGTGTCGATGGCAATCTGCTGCGCCCCCGTCTTGATGCCCGCATCGTCCCACGCGAGGCCATAGAGCGCGTTCGCCACGATCTGATCCGTGCCGACCTGGTGGATCGTGAAGTGCGGCGTATCGTCATCCGTGTTCGCCGCCGGCGTGGTGCCTGCCGGCATGAACTCGATGCGCGTTGCGGTGTTGGTGATGACGTTGAAACCGGCATCGACGATCATCTGTTTGACAAGGCCGAAGAGCGCCGTGATATCCGTCAGCGTGCCGGCCGTGTAAGCCTTCGATATTCCGACGCGTGCCATTATGCGGACTCCCCGTGAATGGCCAGCGAGGCGTAGTCGCTGGCGAGGCTCGCCGCGCCGGCAGGGACCTCGCGGCGATACCACACCGGGACCGCCGCCGGCACAGTGGTGAATGAAACGGTGTCGCTGATCGCCCAGGTGCCGCCCCAGCCGGCAGACTTGATCGTGAAATAGGGTGTTCCGGTAGCCGGATTCAACGGGGCGTAGTCGGCGGCGACGCTGCCCGCTGCCAGTGCGCCGACCGTGTCGCCGGCGGCGGTGAAGGCCGTCGGGCTGGTGAAGGTGAGCGTCCAGATCTGCTGGATGGCGCCCTTGTTGTGCGCCACCACGTTGCCGGCGCCGCCCTCGTTGTAGGTGCCGGCCGCCGAGGTTTCGACCCATCCGGAGAACGATCCGACAACATCGGCCGGCTTGAGCACGCTGCTCACCAGGGTGTTGCCTGTGGCGTAACTGTTGGCCAGCGGCGAGCCGGTGAACGAGAGCGTGGCGTAGCTGCCGCCGTAGACCACGGCGGTCAGCGTCTTCCATTCCTCGCTGCCCGAGCCGCCCACGCTCGGCTTGTCGGAGATCCTCACCTCGTCGCCGACGCGGAAGGGCTGCAGCGTGGTGTAGGCAGCGAGGTTCTCGCACAGCACCTGGATGCTCTCGTCGTTGGCGCTCGCCGCGACATTCAGCGTGCCGACGCCGTAGCCGCGCGCCGTGACCTGGTCCTCGGTGTCTGTCTGTGTGCCGGCGTGGACAGTCACGAAATCCTGGCCGGGCGTCAGGGCGTCGAGGAACAGGCGGACGTTCTGCAGGGCGACGTCGACGGCGCTGGCGACGTGGATGAAGGCCTTGCGCCACTTGATGGCGCCGGCGGCGCGCTCGGTCGCGGAAACGTCCGGCAGCAGGTTGTTCTTCACGCCGGAGACGATCTGCGTCGCGGCCATGCGGCCGCCGTTCTGCGCCGGCGTGCTGTCGGATACCAGCGCCGCGCGGCGCCAGACGAGTTCGTTGTCGAGTATGGGCATGCGATCCTCTCAGACGGTGATGAGCCGGATAACGGCGAGGTAGCGGTCGCCCGGCTGCGGGTTATGGAAGGGAAACAGCGCCACCGCCTCGAAGGCCGGCGGTGTGTGGTGGCGGAACATCACCTGGTAGGCGATGGCGCGCAGCGTGAGCGTGTAGACGCCGCCGGGGCTGTCGGCGAGCAGGCGTAGCGCATCGACCTGCGTCTTGGTGAGCCAGCCGGAGTCCTCGCGCGATTCGAGGGTAATCTCGCGGCCCTTCTGCAGCGCCGCGTAGGTCACCACCAGCGAGCCGTCGAGGGCGCGGCGCGCCGACTGCGCCACCGCCTGGGCGGCGTGTTCGTCCGACCAGATCAGGCCGGCGGGGAGCGTGGTGGTGTCGAGTTGAATCACAGCAGCACCATTTGCGGGCTGAGGTTGGACTGGCCCTCCGCAACGTACATGGCCAGGCCGGCCAGCGCCGCCCCATACGCAAACCCATCAGGCCCCATAGGAGTTCCGTTGAGCCAATACAGCGCCTCTTCGGTGACAGCGGGATTCGCTGGAGCCCCAAAATCGAACTCGGAAACAGCGAAGCCGCGGCCGGCCATGAAACAGGGGGTGCCGGAGTAGCCGCCAGATATCTCAGCCTTCGCATACAGGGATCCGGTGTCGAGCTTGATCCTGGTCTCGACCCATGTGTGCAGCGCGCTTGTGAAGCGATCGATCAGATAGGCCGCCAGTTCGGCCGGGGAGCCGTTGCTCCAATCAATGAACGCAGTGGTCTGCGCCCCCGCATCTCTCGCCGATCCTGCTGCGGCGGTGATCACCCATCCATAACGCAGCCACGCGCCATATTTCGTGAGCTGCAGGCTGATCGGGTTGAGGCTCTCCACGCCGTCGACGTACCACTTGTATCCATACGGAACGACGTTCTTGTAGGTGCAACGCGTCCAGTCCAGGTTGTTATTCGACACCGACGCGGTAATTTGAATGTCGATTGCCAATTGTTTGCACCCGGCAACCGATGTCCGCGCCGGGGTGAAATTGAACACTTCCGCCGTGCCGGCGATATCGCTGCTTCCAAGGTTTGACCAAAAGCGAGCCCCTGCGGGGTTGTAATAGCCCCATGCTTGAGCTTTTGTGGTACTGGTCGCCTGCAGAGCGGAGGCATCCGACGTGATCGAAGTGATCGTCAGCCGGTCGGAATATGTGCCGTGCGCACACGCGAAACCGTGCTGCGAAAAGCCCCCGCCGTTCAGCGCGTCATACATCACGTCGGAGAGTTTGTAGCTCACATTGCCGGTGGTCAGCTCGCGCAAAGGCACAATGAACGCGATCTCATTGCTCTCGGAATTCGCCGCCAGATTCCTCGCCAACACGATCGTGACACCGCCAGCGGCATACCCGTTGCACTTGCTCAAATCTCCGAATGGCATCCTGGCGACGATACAGGCCGAGAAATTGAAGTCGTTGATGAGCTTCACCCTCAGGCGGATGCCAACACTATCGACGATGTCAATGCCAGTCACCCGGTAGCACGCCTTGTACTGCCTGATCGTGCGCACCTCCACCGTCTCCTCGAAATACGCCTGCGGCGAGAGGAAGGCGGCGGTGCGCGGGTCGATGGCGCCGAGCGGATTGATGGAGCGGGCGGTTTCTGTGCAAAGCTGGCTGGCGTACAGCGTCTGCACCGCGATGTTGGTCATGGCGAAATCGATCACGCCGGACTGGTGCAGCCAGGTGCCGTCCGGGTCGAAGAAGGCGGGGTCGCCGTCGTCCGGCGCGACGAAGTCGTCGTGGGTGGTTTCGCTCGCGTGGGCGCGGCCGAACACCGCATCCGGCCAAGTGACGTTCTGGCTGTTGAGCACGGTTTTCCACTCGGAGAGGTAAAACCAGCGCCCGCTCTGCTGGTGCGAATAGCGGTGCACCACGAGCCAGCGTGGGCCGCTGGCGCCGTAGAGGCCGGGGAAATCCGGGTACTCGAACCTGAGCCGGCTGGCGTCGAAGGCCTCGCTGCGCGCAACCAGCTCCGCGCCGGGCTCGGGGTCGCCGGCCAGTTCCCACTCGGAATACTGGGCGAACACGCGCGGGCTGCGGATGCGCCAGGTGCCGCCGGTGAACACCTGGTGGATGTGGTTGCGCCAGGCGGTGTCGGCATTCACCAGGTCGAAGACGATGGTGTTGGCGAAATTGCCGGTGCCGTTCTTCGCCGGCGGCAAGGCGCTGGTCTCGAATACGGTGTTTTCCGGGTGGTAGCTGCCGCCGATCGCCTTGACGCTGTGGATTACTTGATAGGGGATCGAACCGCAGCCGATCGGCGTCGAAAAGTCGACATTCACCTGCGCACGCAGGCCCTCCTGCGTTTTGCCGCCACTGGCTGGCGCGGCGGGCAGCTTCGTCGATACCGAGACGGACACGCCGGTTTGCGGCGCGGGGTGGGAAGCGAACTTGCTGGCCTCGCAGGCCGCCTGCGCATCCACCCGCGCCTGCTGCACGGCGGCGAAGATGCGGATCTCCTCCAGGCGCTGCGGCGTCCAGTATGGGAGCGGCGGGTCGATGGAGACCAGCCAGTCGTAGAGCGGCTTGTCGCACTTCGAGATGGTGTCCTCGAAGCTCGGCACCGGGCACTCGTAGAAGCGGATCGGCACTGCGGCCCTGGTCGTGGTCATGCGGCCCTCGACAGCTCGCGCAGGGAATCGACGAGATCGCGCGCCGTCTCGCGCGAGGTGCGCACGCGGTGGTCGCGGCCGCCGATGGCCAGATTGACGGTGATCTCGTCGCCGCCGCCCGGAGAGGCGGAAGAAGGCGCGGAGGCCGACGGCAGCACCAGACCGCCGGCGGCGAAGCGCGGCAGGCGCATGGCGTTCAGCGCGAAGAGCTTCTCCAGGCCCCAGTGGCGCACCGCCTCCTTGCGCAGGATGAATTCGCCGGCCTCCAGCATTGCCGGGATGCGATCGCCGCCGCCGTATCCCGGCAGCTTGCCGCCGGTTGCATAACCCTTGATGCCGACCGGCCCGCCGGCGGCGCGTTCCTCGACGGTGCGGTGAACGGTGGTGATCTCGATGGTCTTGTTCTGGAGGGTGTCCAGCTCGGAGCGAATGCGGGCAATGTTCGCCATCGCCGCGTCGATCTTGGCGTCGATTTCGACGTTGCGCTTCTTCTTCTCCAGGGCGTCGAGGTCGGCCGCCAGCTTGGCCAGCTCGACCTTGAGGGTGCCGACCTTCTGCGCCGCGCCTTCGGCCGCGCGTTCGTTGGCCTGGCCGGCGGCCGTCGCGGCGGCGGCGGCCACCTGGCCGGCCTGTTCGACGATGCCAATGGCCGCGCCAGTATCTTTGATCCCGGAAGCGATGCCTTCGGCCGCCTGGGCGAACTTCTCCGCGCCGGCGGCGGCCTTCTCGGCGGCGCCGGCATCGCCGCGCGATGCGGCGGCTTGCGCCTCGGCGAGCATGCGGTTGGCGGCGGCGATCTTCTCCTGCGCCTGGGCGGCGAGGTCGGCCTGCTGCTGCTCCTCGCTCATGTCCTTGCGGCGCAGCTCGCGCACGCGGTCTGCGGTGGAGAGCCGGATGTCGGCGGCGCGAGCGTAGGCGGACTCGGCGGCCTGCTTGTAGCGGTCGAGATCTGCGATCGCCTTTTGCAGCTCGGCTTGCTTCGCCTGCTGCAGGCGCTGCAGCTCGCGGATCTGCGCGTCGACGATCTCCTTGGCGGTCTGTTTCTCCTTTTCGGCGCGGAGCTTGGCCAGCGCCTCCTTCGCATTATCCAGCGCTTCGAACTTTGCGTAGACGGCCCTGACGTGGTCCTGCGCGGCGACCAGCGACCTATCGAGGTCGGCCTCGGGCGCCGCCAGCGCGGCCAGCTTAAGCGCGCGCAGCTTCTCGGCGAGTTCCGGCAACCCGGCCTGGTTGGCCTTGTCGATCGCTTTGGCGAACTCGATGTGCGTGTTCGAGACAATAGCGAGGCGCTTGCTGTAGGCGTCGAGTTCGTCGCCGCCAGCGACCTTTCTGTAGAAAAGGCTCATGAGGTCGGAGCCGATCGAGAGGCCAGCGCCGAGAAGCGCCAGCGCGGCGGTGATATACCGCAGCGGGCCGGCAGCGACTGCGGCAGCGAGCGCGCCGAGAGTCGTGATGTTCTTGCCGAGCATAACGACTCGCGCGCCAACCGCCAGCAAGCCGGTAGTCGCAAGCAAATTCGCGGCGGTCGTAACCGTATCCATGTTCTTCGCCAGGTAATCGAGTCCCGCAGCGATTTTCCCGGTGGCGTTGTGCGTTTTGTCCCACTCGCTCACCACCTGGGAGAAGGCGTTCTTCAGGCGCTGGCCGGCCTGCTCGACGGTGGGCGGCAATTGCGCCGCCTCTTCACGCAATTTGGCCAGCGCCTGCGGCAGCACGCGCGCCATCACGTCGGCCGTGATCTCGCCGTCGGATGCCATCTTGCGCAGGGCGCCGATCGGCACGCCCATGCCGTCGGCCAGCGCCTTCATGAGGCGCGGCGCGGCCTCGTTGACGGCGTTGAACTCCTCGCCGCGCAGGACGCCGGAACCGAAGGCCTGGGAGAGCTGCAGGATGGCGGAGGCCGACTCGGCCGCGCTGGCGCCGGAGACCTTCAGCGCCAGCGCGGTGACCTCGGTGATCTCGGCGGTCTCGCGCTGGCTGACGCCGAGCGGCTTCAGGGCGGTGGCGAGCCGGCCGTAGAGGGTGCCGACATCCCGCATGCCCTGGCCGGTGTCATCGGCGATGCGGCGCACGTCCTGCATGGCGACGCGGAAGCTCGCCGCGCCGTCGGTGGCGAGCTTGAGCCGGCCTTCGAGCTGCTTCATGGCGTCGGCCTGGGCGATCAACTGCTTCGCCAGGTCGATGCCCTTCCAGATGCCGACGTAGCCGAGGGCGAGGCCTTTCAGGCGTTCGAGATGGGCGCCGGTCGACTCGGTGCCCTCGCGCATCGAGCGGCTGGTCTTGCCGATCTCGCCGCGCGCCGCCTCCTGGGCGGCGGCGAAGTCGCGGCGGAACTGCTCGACGCCGGCCTTGGCCTTGCCGCCGAGCAGCTCGATGATTACGGAAACCTTGAGATCGGCCATGAGAGACGCTTACCTTTTCCTAGCCATCTTCTGCGCGGCCTGGAAGACCCGCCAGGGGTAGTCCCACACCATCGCATGGCCGCGCTCGATGAGGACGAGCGCGGCCTGTTCCAGGGCCTTCAGTCCGCGTTCTGCGGCGGGAGATCCTGCTCTGCTGCCAGCACCATCTCTCCCAGCCGCTCCAGCCGACTCCGCATCGAAAAAAAATCCCGGTTCACCGCCTTTACCGATTCGCGCAGCGCCGCCAGCTCGGAAGGCGCGGCCGCGGCGATCTCGTCGGCGGTGATGTCGGTCATGCGCAGGAGGTCGGCCAGCGTGACCTCTTCGAAGAGGGCCACGCTCACCACATCGCCATCGGATGCGCCGGCCGAGGCATCGGCCAGCCAGACGCGGATCTCGCCGACGGTGAGTTCCTTCACCGTTACATCGCGGCCGAAGGCGGGGATGGTTTTAACGACTTTCATCAGCTCGCCATCCGCGCCTTGAAGTATTGCGACAGGCCGGTGCCGGTGATCGTCTCGTCCTTGAGCACGTCGGCCTCGATCTCCAGGGTGGCGAAGTCGTCGCCGATCAGGCTCCAGCCCTTGGTGGCGCCCGGCTTGACGCGGAAGGCTTCCACCAGCATGGGCTTGCCGTTGGCCTCGTTGACGCCGTCGAAGACCAGGCGCACTTCCTCGCCGACGTTGGTCAGCGCCTCGACCTTGACGGCGGCGAGCGCGGTGTAGTCGACCTTGATGGTCGAGTCGTCGACGATGGTCGAGCCGGCGGGGATCTCCAGGCCGGCGCGGCGCACGATGTAATCGGTGCCGACCGTATAGGTGGTGGTGCCGGCGTTGTCCGTCACGACGTAGGCAATGGCGGTGTCCGGCGTCTTGTCGAAAACCACCAGGCCGCCGACCTGCACGTTGGCGTGCGCCTCGTCGGTCTGCGCGCCGCCGGCGACGACGGCGGAAGCGCCGCGCAGCGCTGTCGCCAGGTTCTCGGCCGAGAGCTTGTGCACCGAGAGGGCGAGCTTGACGCTCTTGATGCGCGTGACCGAATCGGCGACGCCGCCGCCGGGGTTCTCGTAGTCCATCAGCTCCTTTTTTTCCTCCTCGATGGCGAAGTCGAGCTTGGAGGTATTGCCGATCTTCAAGAGCGGATCGCCGGCCTTGGCGAGGTAAACGCTGCCTTTTCCGATGTAGCTTTGCGTGGTCATGTCAGTGGGCTCCTTGGTGAGTGGGAGTTCGGGCTATCGTGGCGCCAGACTACGCGCGCGCGCGGGCGGGGCGCAGGGGGATGCGGGTCGGGGGTCAGCCTTCATGCCCCGCCCCGTAGAAACAGTGGATCAGCTCGTGACCGAGAATCTGCAGCGCGCCCTCGTCGTTCCAGTCGACAGGCTCCGGCGAGCGAATGGTGCAGGCGTCGCGCCCGCCTTCCTTGAAGCGCGCGCAGGCCGCAGCGCCCCCGCAGCCGGCGGCGGAGCGAATCCATGTCACCTCGACGGTGCGGGCGCTGAATGTCTTGATGATGGGCGCGGGCGGCAACGAGGCGCAGCCGGTCAAGACCAGGCAGCAGAGGCAGGCAAGCGCGCGCACGGTTACGGCACGGCGGACAGGAGAAGGAAGCCGGTCGCACCGCTGGCGCTGGCGCTGTTGGTATGGCTCCACGCGGGGGCAACGCTGCCGCTGCCGGCCGTCACGGGGATCGTGTCGATCACGCTGCGATGATCGCGGCCGGAGACCACGGCGTAGCTCTGCCTGTTCTCTCTTGTCCCGAAAGTAATGCCGGAGGCACTCACGTTCTGCGCAGACTGCGTCGCGGTATCGGTGTTTTGCGCCGTGAAAACACAGAGAAGCTGGCCGGCCTGAAATGTCAGCGCATCCCCTCCTGTCACGGACCAGCTTGTGCCGCGCGTGTCGTCGCTCCCCGCGCTCCACTGATGCCCGACCGAAAATCCCGCAGTCACTTCAAAACGCGCTATGACGCTGCTGTATGTCCCGCTATTGGCGTAGTTGCAGGTGATGGTTCCGGACTCACTTCCGGTGACGGTGTCTTTCCGGAATACAAGAACTCCGCGCGGCCCCAAGTCATTTGTTCCATAAGAGCCGCCGCCGCCAATAAACGAACCGACTTTTGTCCACCCGCTTGGAGGGGAGGGCTCCGCATTTCCTATATTCGCAAATACCTGGAAACAGAAAAGCTCCGACGCGGATGTGATACCGGAGGGGTAGCTCGGCGTCGTTGTGGTGGTCGATTCAGACGGAGTGCCGAGAGCGCCAAAACTGACACTGCCGGCAATCGCGGCAACGGCCGACGCAAGAATGCCGAAGCGCATCATGCCGCGAGGTCTCCGACGATCAACCACTCGTCGGTGGCGATCTTGATTGCCGTCGCACCGCTGTACTGCGCGCGGAGTTTTGTTCCCGGTGTGGCGCGCAACGTCACGCCCGATCCGGGCGCAAACGTCACCTGTCCTGCGCCAAGCTGCGCGAAGTCAACCGACTTCCCGACCGAAATCCCCACGCCGCTGTTCGGCGGGATCGTGACGGTAATCGCGGCGGCGTTGTTCAGTGTGACCAGGGTGCGCGGCACGGCATCGCTCGCGGCGACGGTGTAGGTAGTGCCCGTCTGCACGTTGATTGGCTGGTTTTCAGCCAATCCTGCGAGGTGCTCGACGACGGAAAGCTGCTTGCGTGACACAGCTTTACGCCATCACCACGACGCGATAGGCGTTGCTCGCCGGCGCCGCCGCGAAATTCAGGCGGGCAGTGTTCGTGTTCGGCAGGCTCACGTCGCAATTGACCTGCTCGTAGTTGCCGCTATTCTGGTAGACCTGCACGATCACGTCGCGGGTATTGAAGTTGTGCGTCACATCGATCTGCGTGGCGCTGCCGTCGCCGATGGTGCCCTGCGCGCGCCTGGTGCGGCCGCTCCAGGTCGCCAGCTTGAGCGGGGTGACGATGCGGGCGTCGTCCGTGCCGGCGTCCGTCTCGGCCTGCGTGGCCAGCTCGGCGATGCCGGCGGAAGTTTCCGAGGCCGCGCCAGCGCCCGTGCCGAACGGCGTCCACGCCACGGCGCCGCTATCGAGCGTGAAGTTCACCGAGGTCTGGCGCCAGGAGGTGCCGGCGCTGGTGCCTTCCTCGACTACCGTGACGGCGGCCTCCAGTTCGGCGGCCGTCGAGCAGTCGGGCGCGCGCGTCATCGGCACGGCATCGCCGTTCCAGACGTAGATGCCGTTCTCGCTGGTGGTGGTCTGCGCCTTCACCAGCACGCGGTCGCCGCTCGCCATCGTGATGGCGTCGATGGCGGCGCCGGGGCTGGCCAGCGTGACGTTCACCTGCGATGCGACGCGGCAGGAGTCCTTCCACGCCACGCCCTCGATGGCGCTGTTGAGGTCGGCCAGGCGCACCGGCTCGTCGGACGCCACCGGCGTCGGCAGGTTGCGGATGCGCGCTACGCTGTTGAAATCCAGATCCGAAAGCTGCTTGCGGCTCATGGTGATGCTCCTCTCAGGTCAGCCGGGCGAAGCCGGCGGTCGGGGTGACGAAATAGATGCGAAGCTGATTCACGCTCATGTGCAGGACGGCGGCGTCCAGCTCGTTGCCGCCGGTGTCGATGACGGCCACGGCCGGCCGCACGCCGAGGTTGTGGTTGACGATCCACTCCGCCTCGGCGGAAGGCTGCGAGTGCACGAAGCCGGCGCCGGGGCTGCCGGGGATGCCGGGCGGGCCCTGGAAGCCGACGGAGATCTCGACCGGCTCGGGCGGCTCGACCGTGACGGTTTCGACTTCCACTTCATGAATGACGAGCACCTCATGCGTCATGCGCCCTGTCCTCGGTGACGATCAGGACGTTCTGCTCGTAGGTTTTACGGCTGCCTGAAGCGTAAGTGAGCTCGTAATCGAACTTGTAGCTGCCCGGCGCGACCGCGGTGACCTCCTTCGGCATGACCATGACGGCGGTGCCGGCGACGCCGCCGAGCACGATGCGGGTGTTGTCGGTCGAGGCTTCCATGACCAGGTTGCCGTCGGCGTCGCGCACATGCAGGCGCGCCGAGGCGCCGGTGAGGTCGATCGGGGTACCGTCGGGAGCCTTATGCGTCCATTCGCGATCCCATGTATCGCCGGCAACGATTTTCACTTGTTTAACGGCCATCAATCCTCCTCGACGCCGGTGAATGCGGCGCGCGTGGTCACGGCCACCGGCAGCAGATACAGGCCGCGCTCGCGGTCCCACAGCGGGCCGCCGGGATCGGCGGCCTTGCAGGGGGTGCAACCTGTCGCGGGCCGCCAGCCGACCAGCCCCTGGAGCAGCGTGGCGGCGATGGCCAGGGCGGATTGGCGCACGGCACGCACGCCGTCGCGCTGGCGGGCTGTGGAGACGGCGACGGCGACGATCCAGCGCGATTCGAGCAGGCCGTCGGCGCCGGCGCCGTCGGCGACCTTGTAGCCGTCGTAGGCGACGGCGAGCGCCGGCGTGGCGGGCTTGTCCTTGGCTTCCATGAGGTCGCCCAGGGAGACGATGCGATCGCCGACCTCGGGCACCAGCGTCTTGACGCGCTCGACCAGGGCGGCTTCGACCACGTCAAACATGCCCTCTCCCCCAACCCCTCTCCCGCAAGCGGGAGAGGGGGGCGTCGCGGCGGCACAGGGTATCCATCAGTAGCTTTCGAAATCCGCGTTGCGGTCGCGGGTGCGCACGGCGCTGCCGCCGAGGCCCGTGGCGGGGCTGCCGGCCGGCGGCAGGGGCAGGGCCATGAGGCCGTCGCCGATGGCCTTGAGCTGCTTCATGGCGGCGTCGTAGCGGCCCTGCACCACCTCCGGCATGGCCGAGGTGTAGAGGGCGTGGCGGGCGAGGTCGCGGGCGATGCCGGCGAGCAGCGGCGGCACGCTGGGCAGCGGCAGGGCGTAGCGGCCCGCCAGGTAGCCGTCGATGACGGCGCCGGCGCGATCCAGCGCGCCCTGGGCGACGGCCTGGTCGATGACGCCGATGGGTGGCTCGAAACGATCGGTGAGCTCGATCACCTCGCGCTCACCGAATTCCGCCACCAGGTCGGCGACCGTGGCGTAGGCCATGCCTTACTCGGCGGCGCCGGAGGCGATGAGCGGCTCGGCCTGGGCGACGGTCATGACGATCTCCTCGCTCTCCGCGTAGTCCACGCCGTTGTGGCGGATCGGCGTCTTCGCCCTGACCGTGACCTCGTCGGTTTTCTTCGCCCTGGGCTTCTCTTCCTTGCTTTCCTTGCCTGCCATGATGGCCTCCTGTTCGATCGTAAAAAGCGGGCCGGCGTGTCGTTACCGATGCCGGCCCGAAACCCCTCTGGAGATGCGTCGACCGTTTAGGCGACCGCGGCCGAGATCAGGTAGCCGGCGTTGATCGCGGCGGCGACCGGCTGCAGCTCGTCGGTGACCGGGTAGATCCAGCTCTTGGCGTTGCGGTCCTGGTAGGGCTGCTCGACGATCGGGAAGCCGCGCAGGCGGTAGGTGTAGCCGTAGCTGGGCAGACCGGCGTCCTGCAGGCTGCCGAGTTCGGTGTAGGCGACCACCACGTACTTGCCCCAGACATCCAGGACCGCGCCGGCGGCGTCCTCGTAGATCGCATCACCGACCACCACGCGCTTGACATCCCACAGCGTGGCGAGCATGTCGAGCGTGACGGAATCGCGGCCGGTGTACTTGATGCGGTCGATGATGGCCGGGTGGGTTTTCAGCGACGCCCACACCTTCGGGCCGAGCACCACGGTATTGGGCCGCTTGCCGACGGCCGCGCGCACCGCCTCGATGGCGGTCTGGATGTCCTTCGACGGATTGGAGACGCCGGAGGTCTGGTCGGACCACTGGCTGGTGCCGGCGAGCGTGGTCTTGTTGGCGGCCTGGTAGCTGGCGGCCGTAGTGGCGAGCGCGGCAGCGGCGACCTCGTTGGCGAGCTGGATGATGTTCTGCGTCTTCATCACCGCGACGCGGCCCATATCGATGCCCGGCACGGCGCTGGCTTCCTGCATGTGCTCGAAGGGCACCTGGCCTTCGAGACTGAACTGCGCCAGGGAGAAGGGGGTGCCGCTGTAGCCGAACTGCACGCGCTTGGTGGCGGCGCCCGGCGCGCGCGCGGTGTTGTAGAGGCGGAAGTCCTCGCGATTGAACTGGATGATCTTGCCGCCGCGCTGATCGACCGGCACCACCGGGAAGAGCACGGGAAAGATCAGCTCGCTGTTCTGATAGCCCTGGGCGACAGTGGAGAGGATCGGGTCGATGACGCGCGCCTGGGCGTTGGACATCTGCGTCATGCCGATGGCGCCCAGGAGCAGGTGCTCGGGGCCCAGGGTGTCAAGAGGGCCGACGTAGCCGAGGGCGGAAGCGATGACCAGCGCAAACGCGGCGAGGGTCATGAAGAGGTGCTGGCGGGACAGTTTCATTGAAGTCTCCTGGTGGCGAAGGGGGTTGTGTCTGGCGCGAAGGGGCTGGCGCTTAGGCGACGTTGGGGATGAGCAGCACCTCGATCAACTGGCCCGCAGCGCCGGCCGCCTCCAGGGCGAGGCCGACCTTGGCGCCGGCGGATGCCCAGGTGATGGCGCGGCCGGAGGCGTCGGACTTCACCGTGGCGCCGGCGGCGACTGCCGCGCCGGCCTCGACGATGGCGGTGCCGAGGACATCGACGGTGATCTTGTCGGCGGCGACGGCGGCCTGGCGGCAGACGCCGAGCGTGTTGGCGTCGGCGCCGGCCTGGGCGGCGGCGGGGGTGACGAAGCGGTTGGCGGCGATGGCGCCGGCCGCGACGGCGGTCAGGGACAGGACGGGGATGGACTGCTGCATGAGCGGCTCCTTAGCTGTTGAGGGAGACAGCCTTGACGGCCGTCAGGTAGTCGGTCTTGTGCTGCGCCTGGTGCGCCAGCGCCTTGCGGTGCGTCGCGGCCGAGGCGCCGTCGACGGAGTAGCCCACCGGCGCGGCGAATTCGGCCGTGGCGGCAGTGCCGGCGCCGGCGCGCGCCTTGGTGGCGGCCTCGGCGAACTCGACCTGCACGGGCAGCGCGGCGAGGAGTTCCTTGAAGGCCTCGGCGATCGGTTTCTTCGCGTCGCCCTCGCCGAACTCGACCGGCGCGTCGGCGAGCGCATCGAGCGCGGCGACGGCCACGCCCTGCTGGGCAGGAGTGAGGCGGCCGGCGGCGACCTGCGTCTCGGCGAACGAGGCGTGGGCGGCGTGGCGGGCGGTGGCGGCGGCCGCTCGCTTTTCACTTTCGGTGCGGGCGGCGCCATCGGCGAGTTGCTGCTTGAGCTGGGCGTTCTCGGCCTCCAGCGCGGCCTTCTGTTCAGGGGTCACTGCGGCCTCCTTGGTGAGGGGTGGTTCGGAAAAAGCGGAAATCGGCGCGGCGTCGGCGCGGGCGGCGTCTTCGAGCGTGCCGATGGAGTAGTCGGGGATGACGGTGTCGGCCTTCTCCAGGCCGAACTGCGCGATGAGGAAGTCGCGCATGCGCCGCCACAGGCCGGCGTTCTGCTGCGCGGCCCAGTCGGCGAACTCGACGACGCCCTCCTCGTCGGCGGCGAACTCGGGCGAGCGCAGGCCCTTCACGGCCGGCGGCACGGCGCCGAGGAAGCCGATATGGCGCAGGTACCACACGCCGGGCACCGGGTTCTGTGGCGAAGTCGGCGAAAAGAAGCTGGCGGAAACCTTCTTGAAGCGGCCGGCGGCGACCATTTCGCCGAAGGCCGGCTCGACCTGGTGCGGGGACGCCTCCAGGGCGCCAGCGAAGGCAAGCGACTTCGCCCAGCCGTAGGCCGGGGCATCGAGCTTCGGGTGGCCGACGACGATGGGCGCCTCGTGTTTCGAGGGGTCGTAGGCGGCTGCGCAGGCGGCGAGATCGGCCTCGGTGAAGTCGAGCACGTCGCCGCTCATGGCGACGTGCCGGCCGGGCCGGAAAATCTGGATCGGTTTCGGATCGTTCATGCCCGGCATGCTGCCGGGCGCGCGCGACCCGCGTCAGGGGGACGTGGGTCGGGGGTCTAGCGGAGAGCGGACTTGCCGAGGTTTTCTGGCAGCAGCAGGGCGCCACGCGGCACGAACGCCGCCGCTGATGTAGCCCGCTCGGCAACGCGATTCATGGCGGCATTGTAATCGCTTGCCGCCTGGTCGAGCGCGGCACGCGCCGCCTTGGCCTCGGTAACCAGGTTGTCGGCAATCCCGGTCTGGATCGAGGCGGCGCCGGAGGCGCCGAGCGCGGAGACGTAGGCGGCGTCCCCGCCACGGCCGGCCGCGATCCTGTCGCGCTCAACCTCCATGACGCCGACGGAACGCTTCGCGGCGTCGGCCATACGGTTGGCGCCCGCAATGGCCGCGTTAAAAACCGCGCGGCGCCGCAGCATGTTTTGAACCTCGCGCAACGCGGTCTCGGCGGCATCGAGGTAGCCGGAGACGGCGGCCATGCGTGCTTCGTTGCGCGCCGGCTTCGCCATCCTGATTTGCAGCCTGAGCTTGCCGACCTCGGCGGCATGCCCGGCCGCCTTGGCGATCAGGTCGCCCTGCGTGATGCCCTTGTCGTCGGAGAAGTAGCCAATCGCATCGAACAGGCGCTCCGTTGCTTCGCGGGCGACCTTTTCGGCCAGCTTCGCCTCGGCGCGGTCCTCGATGTACCAGTTGCCGGCAAAAAGCAGTCCGGCCACGGCAAGGGCCGCGGGGATGAACCATTTCAGACGATCGAGCCAAGCGTTCACGGGCGGGACATTACACGCCCGACGGCGACTTGACAACGCCATGATGTCCGCGCAGAATCGTCGACACTAAATCTCAGCGGAAGCCGCACCCGTCAGACACGCGGCGTCTGCCGCCCCATTTAGGGGCGTTTTGCTTTTAAGGCGGGCCGAGAGCCGGGAATACAACACCCTTCGGGGAAACAACGGCCGGGCTCCTGAGAGCCCAGTTGAGGCCCGCCACCCACTACAAACTTAATCTCAGGAGATAACATGGCTACGAATCAAAACCTCGCAACACCCGCAGCACAAGCCACGGAGAAGCCCTCGGCCGTGGAAATCCTCAACCTGCTCTCCCTGGCGCTCTCCAAGGACGTCCCATCGAGCGACCATCAAGTTCTCATCCACGCCCACGTGGCCCTGGATCAGGCCTGGCACCGCGGCTACAAGCGCGGTCGCGAAGAGGGTTATCAAGCGGGTCTGATTGCGGCCGGGCAGGCCGAGACGGTCGCCGCGCTGGTGATCGAGGGGATGTGCCGGCGCGAAGGGGGGCGGTGATGAAGCCCACCACCGTCATCCGGATGCTTTCCGGCATCATCGCCCTTCTGCACGCGGCCGTGCTGGCCGCCCCGGCCCCACGGGCGACAGCGGCCGCACTAAGGGCGCTGGCCGCCGAGGCGCAGCGCGTCGCGGCGAAACTTGAAAGAATCGCCGGAGGTGCGATATGAGCGCAACCGTCATCCCCTTCCCCGCAAAGCCTGACGTGGCCGAAGACGATCCGCGCCTTGCCCGCGTGCGCGAACTCCTCGCAGAGGCGAAACCGGCCGTCGAGCCGGAAATGCTCAAGATATTGCGCCGCATCGACCGCCGCCTGGCGCGGCTCGGCACATTTGAAATCGGAGATCAACATGGAAAATGACGAGAGCAGCAAGACGCGGCTGACGCCGCGCGAGAGGGCGGCGACCCGCCCCAAGTCGGCGCAGCTTGCCATCGCCGCGTATTGCTATCACGTGTGCATGGGCGAAGAAGCGCAGAATTCACACACAACCAAGCTCATGATCAAGGAGTGTGCGAAGACAGATTGCCCGCTTTGGCCGCACAGGGGGTGGCGAAAAATAACCGGCGGGAATGTCGGTAAAAAGCATTGGAAGCACAAGCAGCCGGATAGCCCATTAGCGCAAGGCCCAATACCCGGCGTTAAAAAGCCGTAAAAAACACCGTGGCGCGGCTGTAGCGCCCCAAGGTATAGCACGGTAGCACAAGGCTATCAAAACCCGCCCAGGAGGCCTGTAATGCGGCCGGAGCCAAAAGCTCCGGCCGCTTGTTTTTTACCCCCCGGCCAGGAAACCGGCCACGGTTTCGAGGATGTCGGCCTTGTCCTCGGCCGAAACACCAAGGAAGGGCCGGGCGGGGATGGCGCCCCAAGGGGCCTTGCCGAACTGGCGGGCGGCGGCGCCGAACTGCTGCACGGCGGCCTGGATGCGGTTGGAGCCGATCTGCACGGCGTTGCCGCCGGCCTGGTAGACGATCTGATTGCCGAGCAGGCGGGTGGCGCCGACGAGGGGCTTCTTGGCGCCGGCGAGCGTGGCGCCTTTCTTGCTGAGGCCGCCGCCTTTTTTGCGCGTGCCGGATCTGGCAGCGAGATACCGCGCGATGGTCACCGGGCTGTTCGGCGCCCAGGCGCTGCCGTCTGGCGCCCGGCTCGTTTCGAACCGCCGCCGGGTGCTCTCGGCCAGGCTCTCGCCGATGGCCTTGAGCGCGGGGCTCGGGCTGCCGGCGCGTCGGAGCAGGCGGGCGAGCGCCGCCTGCAGCTCGGCGTCGTCGATGCGGATCGAGAGCGGCTCCGTCACTTGAGCACCTGTGCGGCGTAGGCGGCGAGCGCGGCGCGGATCTTCGGCGTGAGGCGCACGAGCTTCTCGCGCACGAGATCCGCCAGGCTGCGGTCGGCGCGGTCGCCGGGCATGTAGTCGAAACCCTTGTCGATGCCGGCCGGCAGGCCGGTTTTCGGGTCTTCGCCATCGTCGGGGGCCTCCTCGACGATGCGGGCGCCGAGACGCTCGGCCTGGGCGCGGCTGACGGCGATGACGCGGCATTGGCAACCCCAGCCGTTGGGCGGGTAGTGCTGCCGGAACCATTCGTGGTCGGCGGGCAGCGTGAGCCGGTTCCAGGAGACGTGCAGCGGGCGCGGGTGCAGGACGGAATCCGAGTGCTTGTACATCCAGTAGGGGCGCAGGCGCCGGAGATCCGGGTCGCGCAACTGCTTGAGCCGGCCGGCGGCATAGGACGTGGCGAGGTTGGTCATGTAGATGGTGCGCGTGCGCCAGGCGCGGCCGGCGTCGGTGTCTTCGCCGGTCCAGCCGTGCCAGCCGTGGCGTTCGACGATCTCGTCGAAGTCTTCACGGAAGCGCTCCAGGGTGGTGCCGTCGGCGATGGCGCGATCGACGGCGTCTTTCAGATCCTGCAGGAGATCCGCCTTCTGGGCGCCGGCGACGATGAAGGCGCGGTCGTGGGCAGACCGCTGAATGTCGTCCCAGCGCCCGCTGGGCAGGTTGTGTTTCCTGCGGAAGAAGTCGACCTGCTCCCGGAAAGGCAGGCGCGCGCTGGTGACGGCCTGGCCGTCCGGCGTGAGGTCAAGCGCCACGGATGGCCTGCCTTACCCGCGCCGGCGGGTGGCCGAAATGGAAGCCGTTGCAGAAGGCGCAGCGGTAGGGCGTGAGCCAGTCGAGCACGCCGCGCCGGCGCAGCGCGAGGATGCCTCGCCGCGCGGCCGCTTCCGTGTCGTAGCGCTGCTTGCCCTTGCAGGCCTTGCGGCGGATGGCGCGCCTGGAGGCCATCTCACGCGGCCGATTCGTCCGCAGCCGACTCATCCCTTACATCGCTCACGCCGGCCAACTCGGCGGCGGCAAAGGCGATCTGCATGACGCGGGTGAGTTCGGCGGTGTCGAGGTCGGAGAAGGCGGCCTGGATGGCGTCGGCCAGTTCGCGCAGGCTTTTGGCCTCATGCACCATGCCGCGCACCTGGTCGAGCATCGCGTTCCAGGCGGGCGCGGCGGCGCGGCCGAGGGTGTCGGCGGCGCGGTCGGTGTAGGTGGGGGACTGCGTCGGGTCGGCGAAGCTGGGAGAAATCCCCCCCGGCCCCCCTTTTACAAAGGGGGGAGATAGGGAAGGAGGGGGCGCGGAGGGCTCGGCGAGATCGCCTTCCAGGTAGTCGTATGCGCGCAGCCAGTAGGCGTTGGTGAACTTCGCGCCGGCGCCGCTCACCGACTTGTCGCGCTCGGCGCGCATCTTGTCGAGGGCTTCCTGGTCCCACAGCTCCCACACGGGCGCGTCGGCTCCTCCCCAGTTGATCTCGACCGTCCAGCGGATGAGCTGGTTGATCGCGGCGGCGACGATGGCGGCGTCGCCGTCGCGGATGTCCTCTGCCACTTCCAGGCCGGAGGCGCTCGATGCGCGGTTGGCGTCGGCTTCCACCGTCTGATTGGTGCCGGTGAGCGCGATGCTGACTTCGCTGCGGCAGTACAAGACCAGGCGTTCGTAGAGGTCGGCCGAGGCGGACTTGCCGGCCGCTTCGACGATGTCGACGCTGCCGTCGTCGGGGATGACGGCGACGGCGTCCTGGATCATGGCATCGAGCCGGTCGGCGAGCGCGTCCATTTCGCCCTGCGGCGTGCCGCGCGGCACCTTGCCGATGGCCCAGGGCGTGCCGTATTTCTCGGCAAAGCCGATCCAGAACTTCACGCCGCCCTTCTTGAACACCAGCGGCCAGAAGCACATCGAGAGATCCGGGAAGCCGTAGGGGTTGGCGTAGGTGGGCTCTTGGCGCGGCAGGAGGAACTTCTTCGGCGGCACCTCCTCGCCTTCCATCGGCCGGTCGCGCGTCTTGAAGCGCAGCCGGTTGTCGGTGTCGAAGCAGAACCATTCCGGCGGCTTCGCTTCCAGATTGACGGGCACCACCAGGCGGCCGACGCGCGCCCATGTGATCTCCATCGGCTGATAGCCGTACAGCACCGCGTCGAGGATCTCGCCGACGATGCGCTCCATGTCGAGATCCGCCAGCACGGCCTCGATCTCGCGCGCCAGGCGCTTGCGGGCGCGCGAGCGGTCGAGCCCGCGCTCCAGCGCCTTGACGGCGCTCTTGCGCCGGCGCACGCAGCCGCCGACGTGGGCGTCGGAGCGCAGATCCCGGTAGACGCGGAGATCCTCGCCGCGCGCCTTGAGGATCGGGTCGGGGTTCGGCAGCACCAGGTTCAGCCCCATGTAGTCGATGGAGCGGTCGCGCGTGGCGATCTGGTCGGTGAGCTTCACGCGCGGATCGGCGAAGCGGACGAACTGGCGGTCGTTGATCCAGATGCCTTTGGTGGTCATGTCAGTACCTCGATGCGATGCCGCCGGCGCCGCTGCGGCGGGGGCGCGAAGTGACGGGGGCGACGCCGATGCCGCGCGTGCTTGCGATCTTCCACAGGATGTACAGCGCGCACAGGCCGTCGTAGTCGTGGCCTGGCTGTTTCTCCGGCCAGGTGTCCAGCTCCGCCAGCAGCAGGATGAGCGATGGGTCGAACAGGATGCGCGGGTCGAACGCGTCGGTGATGAAAGGCTCCAGGGAGTCGATGCGGACTTCGCGGTCGACCGTCTCCGTCAGGCCGACGAGCGGCAGCGCCACACCCTGGGCCAGACCGGCCGTGATGAAGGTCTGACGGGAATGCTCGTAGGCATTGTTGTTCTCGAAGCCGATGGCCTGGCAGCGGAACTCGCGCTGGAACGCGATCAGGTCGGCTTCCAGCTTGCTGGGCACGCGGCGCTTGACGCGCGCGTCGACAACGTGCAGCCGACCGCGATCCCTGTCCCAGGCGCCGGCCACCAGAGCGCTGGGGTGGGACGATTCGCCCTTGCCCATCGAGGGGTCGCAGGCGCCGAACATGATCCAGTGCGTCAGGCGCGAGACGAAGAAGCGGACGGGCGTGAACACCTTGTCCTCGTCGCTGCGCGGGTCGCCCTGCATTTCCGTGGCGAAGGCTCTGGCGTTCTTTGCGCGCTGGCGCATGAGCCAGTAGAGCGATCGCACGCCGGGCCAGGATATCTCCGCGCCCTCGTCCATCTCGGCCTGGTGCTCAAGATAGTACACATGGGAGGGCAGATCCTTCTCCTGCAGCACCTCGCCAGCGCCGGAGGCTTCCTCCTCGGCGGCCTTGTCGCGGTTGAGCATGATCGCCTGGCACTCTTCCCACAGCTCCATGTGCGTCGGCAGCTTGATCAGCGCGCGGAAGTGATGCACCAGGTGGCCGATGGCGCCCTTGGCGTGGCTGATCGGGTCGTTCTTGTTGAGCACGGTGCCGACGCCGAGGAACTTGACGTTGCCCTCGGGCGGGCCGAGGTAGTCGATGGCCTTTTCCAGCCAGTCCCAGCGGTTGGTGCATTCCGTCGGGCTCTTGGCTTCCTTGTCGGTGATGAGATCGTCGCCGGCCAGCAGCTTGGGCCGGCTGGCGCCGTGGAAGGTGCCGCGAATGGCCTGCTCGGCGCCGAAGGATTCCCACTTGACGCCGAGCCGGGTGACGAATTCGCCGATCTTCCACAAGTCGCCGCGCCCGCAGGCTTCGGGGAAATCCAGCGCAAGCGCGGCGTTCAGCGTCAGCTCGGCCTTGACGACTTCGAGCAGCTTGGACGGCAGCTTCGTCTCGGCGCCGAGCAGCACGCCGTAGTCTATGAAGAACGGCGGCGGGCCTTCCCATTCCAGCTCGTCGTGGAACGCCGCGTCCTGCAGGATGGCGCGCACCGAGCACCAGCACGGCACGATCTTGGTGAAGATCGAGGACTTGGCCTCGCCGCGCGGCGCCACCCACCATTCCTTCGCGCCGGCCTCCTTGTCCAGGATCAGCGGGATGCGCCCGAACGCATGCCGGTGGAACTGCGAGGCCGGCGGCCGGATGTGATGCGGAAAATAGGTGTAGGCGAAGAACTGGAAGTCGCTCTGGGTGAGCACGCGCCGGCGCCGCTCGCGCCGCGCTTCCGGCGAAGGGTCGAGGCCGATGCGCACGGCCGCCGCCTCGGCGCGGGCGGAGGCGACGATCTTGGCGATCTCGTCGCGGAACTCGCGCTCGGTGACGTAGTCGTGGGCGCCGATGGCCACGCCTACCCCTTGGCCTTGGCCAGCCGGGCGCCGAAGCCTTCCAGTATCTCCGCGAACGCCTGCATGTGGCGCGGGTGGTCGGCGCGGATGAACCCGGTGAGATCCTTCAGGACTTCCATCGCGACGGCCAGGCGGTCGGTCTCTGGCATCAGGCGCTTGGCGACAGACATCAGCTTGTTGTAGGCATCGGCGAGGCTGGAGAGCAGCTTCACCTTCGTCACCGGGTCCATGTCCGGCTCTCGCTGGATCTGTTCCACCGTGGCCTGCACCTGCTGCACCACGACGGCGAGCGTCTGGCGCACCACGTCTTCGATGCCGCCGCCGGCGATCATCTGCGCGCCGCGCGCGCGCTCCCAGTCGTCGCCGGCATCGAGCGCCTCGCGCTTCCAGCGGCGGGCGGTGGCGATCGGCACGCCGGAGTTGAGCGCGGAGACCTCCAGCGTGAGTTGCTGGAAGATGAAAGCCGCGCGCACGGCGCGGCGGATGTCTCCGCTGTGGGCCATGACCAGTTAAAAGCTGTCCGGACGCGCGACGGATCGAACCAGCGCCATGAACCCCTTTTGCAGGTCGGTCTTGGCGATCGCGATCCACCTTGCGTCGATCTGGCCGCGATCCTTTGCAGCCTTTTCGAGCGTCTCGACCAGGGCGCCGACTTCAGCCGCCTTGTTCTTGACCTCGTTCATCAGCGCGATCTCCTCTTGCGAAAGATCACGATAGCCCTTGATATGCTTGTGCTGGTTTTCCATGTCGATCCTCTACGGTTGAGTCCTCGCCTCGCCCGGCCCAGGCCGGCGCACGCCGGGCGTCTGCGTGCGCCCGGTGGCCACATCGGCGCCGCGATCGGTGAGGCGCACGGCATCGAGCTCCAGGGCCTCGACCAGGCCCTGCTCGGCGAGCCAGGCGAGGTCGGTGGCGAGGCGGTCGGCGCTGACGAGATAGCCGGTGAGCTCGACCTGGCCGCGCAGCGCGGCGCGCGCCAGCGTGTAGCCGGGCGCGAAGAACAGCGCGAGAAGGATGGTCAGGCGGCGGGCGGATTCGACGCTCTGCGCGTAGCTCATGACTTGCCTCTGAGAAGGTGTTCGTGGATGGTGCTGAGCAGGTTGCGCACGCCGCGGAACTCGCCGGCCAGCTCCTTCACGCCCTCGCCGACCTTGTTGACCTTTTCGTGCAGGGCGGAGAGGTCGTCGTGCGTGGGCGCGCCTTCGGCCTTGGCTTCGAGGTGCGCGAGCTGTTCGCCGTGGCTCTGGAGCGTGCCCTCGACGGTGTCGATGCGGGCGTTGGTCTTGTCGCTGCGTTTCTCGATGTACAGCCAGGCGCCGATGCTGAAGGTGCCGACCATGTTGATGACGACCAGGCCGGTCTTGATGACTTCGAAGTCCATGCGCTCCTATCCGGGGCTCGGGGCCCGCTCCAGTTCCGTTTGACATTCGATGCAGGTCTGCACGCCCGGCACGGCCCTGCGCCGCTTCATCGATATTCCGCCGCCGCACACCCGACATTCATCGGCGGAATCCCGCCAGGTCTTGCCCGTTAACCCGGCGCGCCGCGCCTGGGCTTTTAACGCATCCTCGCGCAGTTGCTCTTCGCGCTCGGTGGCGCGGTCGTAGATGTCGGTCATGATCGAAGGGAATCCGCGTGGCGCGCCTCGATGCGTGCGCGGATCCGCTCTCCCTGCCAATGCCCCCAGGCCGCGAGCGCCGCTTCCGTGAAAAAGTCCGTATGCCCGAGCACCTGCGGCAGGCCGGCGGTGTCCGCGCGGTCGAGCCGGCGCTCGTCGGTGTAGAGGTTCTCGATGCGCGCATCGGCCGGGCCGACGTAGCCGTCGCGGCCGAGGCTGCCCCACATGTGCCCGAGCAGCAGCGCGCTGACGGTGACCCAGCCGTCGTCGCTGTTGGCGATGACGTCCACCCACGGCACCTGCGGCGCCCAGGGGCGGTCGGCGTCGAGCGCGCCCTGGATGGCCACCACGCCGCCGACGGGCGCGCCCATGTCGCAGATGAGCGCGGCCAACGCCACGCCGTTGGAGTGCCCGACGATGATGTCGCCCGGCGCGATAGAGTCGGCGAAACAGGCGGCAAGCTTGTCGTTGGCGAAACGCGCCTGCCACCACTTGAGCTTGCCGTAGCTGCGCACGCGCACCTTGAGGCCGGCGGCCTGCAGGTATGGCGCCAGCAGGCGCGGGTTGCCGCCGCGCTCTTCGGCGTGGATGCCGTGCAGCAGGTGGATGGTGGGTTCGTCGCGCGTCACGGCGACTCCTCCAGCAGGTGGTCTTTCGGCGGCACCATGTCGCTGCGCAGCCATGCGGCCACGTCGAAGCCGGGGCAGGTCTTGAGCCATTCCCACGGCTCGACCAGGCCGTCGTTGTCCTTGTCAGGCGAGAGATCGCGGTGGCCGGTGACGCGGGCGTCAGGGAACTCCTTGCGCAGCCGATCCACCAGGGCGGCCAGGCTGCTCCATTGGGCAGCGGCGTATTTGTCCGTGCCGGCGACACAGATGCCGATGGAGTTGCGATTGTTGCCGGCGACGTGGGCGCCGATCTCGCCGAGGTGACGGCCGGTGGCGATGGCGCCGTTGGTGTAGATCGCGAAGTGGTAGCCGATGTGCCTGAGTTGAGAATTCTGCCGGGCGCGCCAGGCGCCATCGCGGAGGAACTTGTGCTCGCGCACCTTGACGCCATCCTTGAACACCGGCTGGCCGTGCCAGTGGTCGATGTCCAGCGTAGAGACCCAGCGGCCGTTCGGTGTGGCCGAGCAGTGGATGACGATCAGGTCGATATTGCGCCCGCCGGCGGCGGGCGCGGGTGCGCGAAGGGCGGATGAGGATGCGTGGGCCATGCGCGCCAGTTTCGCGCGCGCGCGGCCGGATCAGCAGGGGGAGCCGGGTCGGGGGTTGCCGCGGGCGCGGATGGCGCCGCGCAAATATATCAGAACAGGGATTCCTGCACAGCCACTGGCGCGGCGTCTGGACGATCGACGACCCTCTCGACCTGGCGGTAGACCATGCCGTATTTGAGGCCGATGATCTGCACGGCCTGGGCCTTGCTGGCGCCTTCCCGCATCGTCAGCGCGTCGAACTCGGCGCGGATGACGCGGTGGCGCAGCTCGTCGCGCGCGGCGCGGCACATCGGCACCTCGAGGATGTCGCCGCCGATCCAGGCGGCGAGCGCCTCGGTGGCCTCTTCGCCGATGATGCCGGCGATGATCTTCCACTTTTTGGCGCCGGCGGCGTTGGCGTCCGGCCGGCGCGGCATCTGGAACTGCACACCGGGCCAGGCGTTGAGCAGCGCCAGCGCCGGGCCGACGCCCAGGCGCTTGATGAGATCGTGCGCCGAGCCGGGCAGAAGGTGGCCGACGATGTCGAGGTCCTCGGCGGTGAGCGGCTTCATGGTCACGGCTTTGGCGCCTTCACCTTGAAGTCGATGCCTTTCGGCTGCCACACCAGGCCGCGCGAATTGAGCCAGCCCATGACGATTCGTTCGTCGATCTGCCTGGCCAGCTCCTTGTCGATGACGATCTTGATCTCGCGCGGCCGGCCGCAGCGCTCGAACCAGGCCCAGGCGACCACCGCGCCGAAGCCGGCGCCGGCGAGGAAGGCGAAGGCGAGCATGGCGTGGCCGCTCATGCGCGTTCCCTCTGCCGCTGCAGGTGCGTGTTCAGTGCGGCGACGATGCGCCACAGCTCGGTGTAGCTGCACAGCTCCAGCGGCTTGACGACGGAGCCGCCGCCGAG